AGTCTAGTAGTCAAGCAATGTATCAAGCATTTGCTCGATCTAATTTTCAACAAGAAGTTCACGAATTATATTTGGACCTAGTGGTTTTTGGAACAGGGTCAATGTTAATTGAAGAAGATGAAGAAGAGTCAATTAAATTTTCAACAAGACATATTTCTGAAATTTATATTCAAGAAAATACTAAAGGAAGAGTCGATACTGTTTATCGATATTTTAAAATACCAGCAAGACTAGTGGTCCAACAATTTGGTGATGCTTCACCCCGGATCGCAAAGATTGCAGAAAAGAATCCTTATGATGAAGTTGATATTCTTCATGTGGTTCTTCCAAGAGAAGATCGAAATGTCACTAAGTTAGATAAACTTAATAAACCTTTTGGTTCATTCTATGTTGAACCTCAAGATGGAACTTTATTAAGTGAAGGTGGCTATGATGAGTTTCCATACATTGTTCCTCGTTTCACGAAGTCCTCTACAGAACAATATGGAAGGTCTCCAGCGATGGTGGCTCTTGCTGATACGAAGATGCTCAATAAGATGAGTGAGACCATCATCAAAGCAGCACAAAAGAGTATTGATCCTCCTTTACTCGTACCAGACGATGGATTTATTCTACCAGTCAAAACAGTACCCGGTGGTTTAAACTTTTATCGTTCTGGATCTCGTGATCGAATAGAGCCACTTCAAATAGGAGCAAATATTCCTTTAGGATTAAATTATGAAGAACAACGAAGAGATGCGATTAGAAAAGCATTTTATGTAGATCAACTCTTACTAGCTCAGAATATTCAGATGACTGCAACAGAAGTACTACAGAGAAATGAAGAGAAGATGAGAATGTTATCTCCAGTCCTAGGAAGACTTCAGTCAGAAATGTTACAGCCATTGATCGATAGAGTGTTTAATCTTTTATTAAGAAAAAAGCAAATGCCTTTAGCACCAGAGATACTTCGAGGTCAAGATATTGAGATTGAATACGTCTCCCCATTAGCAAGAGCACAAAGAACCGGGGATGTTCAAAGTGCAGTGAGAGCATTAGAGATTTTAGCTCCACTTAATCAGATAGCTCCTGTGTTAGATTATTTAGACACAGATGGATTTGTAAAACATATTTCTCAGGTCTTAGGAGTACCTGCAAAAATTTTACGCTCTAATGAACAAGTTGCTGAAATTAGAAACCAACGAGCACAAGCAGAAGCACAAGCAGCACAACTAGCACAAGCACAACAAGAAGCGAATATCGCTCAAGCTGCAGCTCCTATGGTTAAAGCGATTAACACTCAATGATTCCTAAAGAATTGAAAGCTCTTATCGAGAGTTACAAACAAGTCTTCAACACAACAGATGGAAAGAAAGTCTTAGAAGATTTAGAAAAAAGATTTTTCATGCATAGTAGTATATTCTCTGTAGACCCCTACGAGACTGCCTATCGTGAAGGATGCCGGTCAGTTATCCTGACAATTAAAAAACTAATACAAGGAGTAAAAGATGACAGAAGAGAACCAGGTAGCGAATGAGCAACCAACCAATCAATCGTCTGGTGACACTGTTCAAACACAACCCCAAGTGGTTGATTGGAGAGAAAGTCTACCAGAAGATTTAAGAAGTGATCCATCCCTTAAAGATTATGTGGATGTCGCTGGATTAGCAAAATCCCATGTACATTTAAACAAAATGGTCGGAATGGATAAAATTCCTGTTCCAACCAAACATGCTACTGATGAAGATTGGCAAGTTGTGTATGATCGATTAGGAAGACCTAAGAGTGCCGCTGATTATCAAGTAGAAGGTATTGAAGGTATTGACGAGAGTTATCTTAATAGCTTTAAAGAACAAGCACATAAGTTAGGTCTATTACCTCAACAAGTCGAGGGAGTCTTAAAATATTATACAGACTTAGCACAACAAAGTCAGGAAAGTTCTGTACAAGACTTAGAAACCTATAAACAACAAGCAGAACAAGAACTACGCAAAGAATTTGGAAAAGCCTATGAAGATAAAATTCAAAAAGCATCCAACATTGCGATGGATTTGTTAGGACCACAGACATTAAATGAAGTACGTTTAGCAGATGGTCGAGCTTTAGGAGATCACCCAGAGTTAATTAAAGCATTCGTCAAAATATCAGATATGATTGGGGAAGATAAAGCGATTGGTCAACCAAGACAAATGAGCCTAACCCCGGATGATGCTAAGAAGAGAATTAGAGACTTAACTGCTGATGGTTCTCCTTATTGGAACAAAGGTCATGTTAATCATGGTGAAGCAGTAAAGGAAGTTCAGGATTTATATGAATACGCTTACCCGCAAGAAACCAACTAAAGTTGTTGAAAAAAATTTAAATATAGACAATATTAGTGACAGGGAAATTAAATTAGAGTGCCTTCGACTTGTAGTCGAGGGTGGCTCTCAAGTAGAGCGTACTAATCCCATTCCTCTAGCCAATCTTTATTATGATTGGGTAGTAGGTAACAAGGTAGCCAAGTGAGGTCTTGTTGACGTTGTGAAAGAACAAGGGTGACTAACCTTAAATAGAGGAAGGTCCACATTCGTGGGTAGCCAACTGATAGTAATATAAACAAAAAAAACAAAGGAGAATGACAAATGTCAAGTCAAATAACTACAGCATTTGTACAACAGTATTCTCAGAACGTACAATTACTATCACAACAGAAGGGTTCTCTTCTTCGTGACAAAGTTGACGTAGAGTCTATTGTTGGAAAAAATGCATTCTTCGATCAAGTTGGCGTAGCAACTGCTGTTAAGAGAACATCAAGACATGCAGATACTCCACAAATGGATACTCCTCATGCGAGAAGACGTTGTTCATTAGTGGATTATGAGTACGCTGATCTGATTGACGAGCAAGACAAAGTAAGAATGTTGATTGATCCAACATCTTCATATGCTCAAGCTGCCGCTTTTGCGATGGGTAGAGCAATGGATGATGAGATCATTTCAGCAGCAACTGGTACTGCTTTCACAGGCGAAACTGGTTCAACATCAACTACATTACCAGTTGGTCAGCAAATCACTGAAGCTGGTACTGATGGTTTAACTATTGACAAACTAAGAGAAGCTAAAAAAATCTTAGACTTAAATAGTGTTGATCCATCTATTCCTCGATACATCATCGTATCTCCAAAACAGATTGATGATCTATTAGGAACTACATCTGTGACAAGTTCAGACTTCAACACAGTTAAAGCGTTAGTACAAGGTGAAGTAAATGCATTTATGGGTTTCAACTTCATCGTATCTAACAGACTATCAATCGCTTCTTCTAAGAGAAAATGTATTGCTTACGCAATGGATGGTATCAAGTTGGCATTAGGTAAAGACGTAATGTCAAGAATTGAAGAGAGAGCAGACAAAGGTTATGCAACTCAGGTTTACTATTGCATGAGCATTGGTGCGACTCGTATGGAAGAAGAAAAAGTTGTTTCTATTGAAGCACACGAAGCGTAAGGAGTATAAGATATGGCAAGTGTAAAAGGTGCAAACATCACTAACATGGATGCTACTCCTGTAGTGAATGTCGACTCAGAGAACGCTGGTGGTAAAATCAGAGTATTTCACGATACTTATGAAGCATCATCATTAGCATCTGGATCTGATATCACAATCGCTAGAATCCCTACTAACGCAACTATCCACGATGTCATCGTTAAATGCGATGCATTAGGAGCGGGTGTTACTTTAAAAGTAGGCGACTCAGGTGATGATGATAGATACATTACTGTTGTTGGTACATGGAACGTAGCGGGTCAATCCCAGTCTATGTTAGCTGGTTCTTCAACCGGTGCTCCAGTTCCTGCAGTAACAGGTCTAGGTTACAGAACAACAGCTCAAACAGACGTATTGATTACTACTGGCGGTGCTTCCGCTACTGGTACAATCTATGCTTGGGTTATGTACTCTGTAGAGTAATATAAACAAAGAAGGGGGAGCTTCGTCTCCCTCTTCTCAAAAGGAAAACATTATGGCATCAGTAGTAGATATTTGTAATTCAGCACTCAACCAACTAGGAGCAAGTGTTATTCTTTCTCTTACCGAGAATAGTAAAAATGCTCGTCTATGTAATCAACGATATGAGCCTATTCGAGATGGTGTATTTCGATCTCATCCTTGGAATTGTTTAATGAAAAGAGTTGAGTTAGCTCAAGACTCTACTACCCCGGCATTTGAATATTCATATCAATATACATTACCTACTGATTGTTTAAGGGTAATGCGAACTGAAAAATCTAACATTAGTAATGGAGAGGAGTATCGCATTGAAGGAAGAAAATTATTGACCAATGAGTCTGCTATTAAATTGTTATATTTAGCAAAAATTACTGATCCTAACGAATACGACACACTATTAATTGAAACTTTATCTGCAGCTCTTGCTTCTGATCTAGCTTACGCTGTTACAGCATCAACATCTCTAGCTGCTAACATGTATCAACTCTATCAAAACAAATTACGAGAAGCACGATTCGCTGATGCTACAGAAAACTCTGTAGACTTCACTGATGCAATACAGGCAGATGACTTTCTAAATTCAAGGTTATAATGCCAAGAACAACCTTTGCATTTAGTTCCTTTACAGCCGGGGAGTTATCTCCTCGATTAGATGGTCGTGCTGATTTAGATAAATATTATAAAGGTTGTAAGACCTTAGAGAATTTTTTAATTCACCCCCATGGAGGTGCAAAGAGAAGACCTGGTACTGAATTTATCCATGAAGTAAAAGATAGTTCTAAACAAACAAGATTAATCCCTTTTGAATTTTCAACAGTTCAAACTTATATCTTAGAGTTTGGAGATCAATACATTCGTTTCTATAAAGATGAAGGAATTATTGTTGAAGGAGATGTGACTATATCGGGGATCACCCAAGCAAATCCAGCAGTAGTCACTGCCACCGCACATGGATATAACAATGGAGATGATATCATTATTTCAAGCGTGGGTGGCATGTCAGAAGTCAATGGAAAGACTTTTCGTGTCGCTAACAAAACCACCAATACTTTTGAACTCACAGATGTTGATGGGAATAATATCGACTCTACTAGTTTTACTGCCTACACTTCTGGTGGTATTGCTAATAGGATTTATGAAATCAGTTCCCCTTACTTAGAAGCAGAACTCGAAGATATTAAATTCGCACAATCTGCAGATGTGATGTACATCTGTCATCCTAATCATCAAGTTAGAAAACTATCAAGAACTGGTCATACAAATTGGACCTTATCAACTGTTACTTTTAATGTTCCTCCTTTTCAAGCACATAACGCAACAACCACAACCTTAACTTCTTCTCATACTGCAGTAGGTTCATCTGCTACAATTACTGCTTCTGCAACAACAGGAATTAATAATGGAGATGGATTTAAATCTACTGATGTAGGAAGAGCTATACATTTTAATGATGGTCATTTATTAGTTACAGGATTTACAAGTACAACTCAAGTCACCGCCACAGTCGTGGTTGCTTTAGGTTCTGGTTCAGCAACTACTGACTGGGCTCTAGGTTCATTTTCTGATACCACAGGTCATCCTTCTGTAGTGACCTTTTTCGAACAACGATTAGTTTTTGCAGGTACTACAGAAGAACCTCAAACATTATATTTCTCTGTATCAGGTGATTATGAAAATTTTGATGATGCGTATCATACATCTGTAGATGCTACATCTTCTATGCAATATACGATTGCATCTAATCAGGTTAATGCGATTAAATTTTTAACTGCAACAAGAACTTTAATTGTAGGAACAACAGGTGGTGAATTTTCAGTATCAGGGGGTGGTACAGATGTTGCGATTACTCCTACGAATATTCTCATTAAAAAACAATCCAACCATGGATCAGCAGATGTAAGTCCATTATCAGTAGGAAACGTCACCTTATTCTTACAACGAGCCAAAAGAAAAATTAGAGAACTTGCTTATAACTTTGATGTGGATGGTTATTTAGCACCGGATCTAACGATCTTAGCAGAACATGTGACCGAAGGTGGATTGAATGAAATGGCATATCAACAAGAACCCGACAGTATTGCCTGGGGAGTTCGTGCTGATGGTCAACTTGTAGGATTAACATATCAACGAGCAGAAGAAGTTGTGGGATGGCATCGACATAAATTAGGAGGTTCTTTTGGAGTTGATAATTTTGGTCATGTTGAAAGTGTAGCTTCTATCCCCGGAACACTTAATGAAGATACTTTGTATGTGATTGTAAAGAGAACTATTAATGGAGCAACAAGAAGATATGTTGAATATTTTACTAATTATGAAATCGACAATGTAACAGACTCTTGGTTTGTTGATAGTGGATTACAATACGAAGGATCAGCAACAACTTCAATCTCAGGACTCGATCACTTAGAAGGAGAGACGGTGACTATCTTAGCAGATGGAGCAACACATCCTGATAAGACAGTAACCAATGGTGCAATTACCTTAGATCGATCTTCAACAAAAGTAACAGTAGGATTAGGATATACTTCTTTATTACAGACAATGAGATTAGAAGCAGGATCTGCAGAAGGTGTGGCACAAGGTAAATTAAAAAGAATCCATGATATTACTATTCGTTTATATAAGTCAGTAGGTATTGAAGTGGGTTCTTCTCTTACAGAGATGGATCGTATTCCTTTTCGAGATAGTTCGATGTCGATGGATGCAGCTATTCCCTTTTTTACCGGGGATGTAAAAACAGAGTTTCGAGGTGGTTTTGAATTAGATGGTTTTATTTTTGTAAGACAAACCCAACCCCTACCTTTAACAGTAGTGGCTATCTACCCAGAACTAACCACTAATGATGGATGATTAGAGAATATAGAAAAGAAGATGCACAATTTTATATGGATGTTGGTTTCAACTTTAGTATGTTGGAAGTCAAAGAAGAACATCGAGGACTATTTGATGATTTGCTATCTCCTACCCATTCTTTCACTTGCGTTGTTAATGGTGTTCCGATTGGATCAGGAGGTGTTGTACCTTTATGGGAAAATGTCTATGAAGGATGGGTTATAGGTAGTAGATTGATTAATAAGAACAAAGTTTATTTTGCGAAGAGTGTGAAAAAAGGATTAGAAGACTTAATTGAAAAATTAGATATAATCCGATTACAGACTGCAATTAAAGAAAACTTTCCAACAGGTTTTCGTTTTGCTGAGTGGTTAGGGATGGAGAATGAAGGATTAATGAAAAAGTATGACATCTATGGTAATAATTGTTATAGGTATGCAAGGGTAAAATAATGGGTCAGTTTGCTATTCCAATCGCTATCGCTTCTGCTGCAACAGCTGCAGTTGTTTCTTATCAAGGATATCAACAAGCAGCATCCCAAGCAAAAGCTGCAGGAGATTACAATAAACGAGTTTATGAATATCGTGCTAAAGTTTCAGAGCAAGATGCTGAGATTATTCGTAGAAAGAACGAACAAGATAAATATTACTTTGACCGGGATTTTAAAAAGTATCAAGGTCAAACAATCGTTGCCTATTTAAAGAATGGTGTCTCGATTGAAAAAGGAACACCTTACGCTCAACTCAAACAAAATTATGAAGATGCACAATATCAAAAAGATATTATGGATTATAACGCATCAATAGGAGAAAAGAATGCAGAGGATAATGCTTTATTTGAAAGAATGACAGGATCGATTAGTCAAATGAATGCTTATGCTCAAGCACAATCCTATCAATATCAAGCCTACTCTTCTCTTCTTACAGGAGTACAAAAAGTTGGTTATTATGGGAGTCTTGCATAATGGCTAGAATACCAGATAACCCTAATCTCTTTCGACAATCGATTACTACAGTTAGTGCAACGAAACCCGGAATGCAAGTATCTCCTCAAGCAATGGCTTCTCCTGCGGTTACTTTTGCTAGTTCTATACAGAATGTAGCAGATAATGCAGAAAAATTTTTACTCATCAAAGCAGAAGAAATTCGTAAAAGAAAAATCAACGAAGCTAATATTGCGATTACAAGTGAACTCTCCACATTAAGTAATGATCTTCAAGCGATGAGAACGAATGATGAAGTCTCTCAAAGTTTATTTGGTAAATATTATAAAGATTTAAATGATGATGAATTAGAAGCCATGGAAGGTGCAATGGATTCTTATGAACCAGAAAACTGGGTTGTTTCTATTGAAGGAAAAAAACAAGAGTTATTACAAAACTATTTTGTTAATAACAATATTAAAAGTAAAAGTTTACAGTCAAGTATCATTAATACAGTTAATGCTGATTTTTTTAAAATTAAAAATTCTTTAGAAGTAGAAGCAAATAATCGAATTGAAAAACTTCATACTATTTCTGAAATTAAAAATTTAGACATTTTGAAAGATAAGATGGCTAATGCTAGTAGTCTTGCTGAAATCAATGCGATTGAAGAACAAGCGAAGTCTTCTTTAAATTTCTTACAATTAAAATTAGGTTCTCAAGAATATGTGAATTTAGAAAGAGATTTTTATGTAGAGTCCGCTACTAACTCTTTGGTAGATTTTGCAGCAACACAATCTTTATCAGAATTTAATGCAACAATGGTCGGAGACTATGATCCTATCACAAGTGAATTGTTTAATAAATTAACCGAAGAAGAAGCTAATGATATACATGATACAGTCGTAGATCGATTATTAAAACAGTTCAATATTGTTGATAAAATAAGAACAAAAGAAGAAAAAGAATTAGAAAGACAAGAGAAAGATTTAGTGTCTCAAATTATGAACTCTTCTAATATTGAGTTTATTAATAAAAAATTAGAAGAATACAAATCATTACCTGACTATGCGAGAGATTACAAAACATTAGAAGTATTAGAAAACTACGCTAACAATCCAGATGTTTTTTTCCGATCTCAAAGTATTCCTAGTGTTTATCAAAATTTAAAAATTGGTATTGAGCAAAATATTATTGATTTTGAAGACATTCAAGCAGTTGCAAGTGATTTAAGTCAAGATAATTTTAGAGAACTAGTTAATGAGGTAACTTCTAAAACAGATAAAAATGTTTCTCTTATCAAAAATAGTATTGCTAATAGTTATGGTGTATCGCTTGAGTTCGTTGATGATGATATTGAAAAACTAATTGCAGCTGAGTCTCTCAAAGCTGAGTCAGAGATGAATGAATTTTTGTTTAATAATTCCGATGCAAAACAAGATGAAATTAGACTTAAACAACAAGAAGTTATGAATGCTTCAAAAAAAAGAATTAATGAAAAGATTTTTGGAGATATGACTATTTCTATCAATAAATTTATAAGAGATAATCCTCAATATAGTTCATATTTCGTCAAACCAAAAACTTCTAGTGAAATTTTTAATGAGTTATTTGAATTAGCAAAAAGTGATAAATTGGAAGATAAAAATGCTTTTATAGAATTCGAACGTCTACTAAGAGATTATCTAAGTTTTAGAGGAACAGATAAATAATGAGAAATTTAAAATTTAGTAAATACCCAGATATTCATGCGATGAAAAAAGATGTTGATGAGTATATTAAAAATAGTGAATTAGGCATTATGTCTACGATGCCTGATGATTATTTTGATAATATTGAGTTTAGAACAGAAGGAACAAATAAATTAAAGTACGGATATAAGAATGGATTTCCTTATTACATTAGTTCCGAGACAGATATCGAAGCAATGCAAAAAGCAAAGCTCCAAGGTCGTTATCAATCCATGTACCCAAAAACAGGAGCTACGATTGGTGATATAGCTGCTGCTACTCCAGAAGTTGTAGCGAATGTACCTAAAGGTGCAGCTATAGGTATCGATAATGTATTTAAATTAATTGATAGTGTTACTGGAGGTGCAGTTACAGAAGTCGATAATTTTTTATCAGAAAATTTTCCTAATACTTTAGGTAAAAAAATTGAATATAAAATACCTGAGGGAGCTGCAGAAACAACAGGAAAAATTATTGGTCAATATGTAATACCGGGTGCTGGTGTTTATAAAATGGCAAGAGGTGCGATCCTCTTAGCAGAACCTCTAACAGTAGGATTGTTTTCTTCGAAAGATGAAGGAAACCTAGCTAACACTATTGAAGATATGTTTCCTAATTTTACAAAAAGTAGTGAATTATCAAAAACTATTATTGAAGGATTATCTGTTGATGGAGATGATACTGAGGTAATGGCAAGAGCCAAGAACATTGTAGCTGATGCTGCTCCTTTTGTAGTCGTGGAGAAGTTTTATAAAATCCTTAAAGGACTCAAACAAAACCCCGAAGCACTTGAAGAATTAAAATCCGTAGGAGCTGCTGCGACCCCTAAAGAACCCCCAACTCCTGTAGAAGTAGTAGATAGTCAAGGTAACCCGGTCAACCCTACAAGAGATATCACCCCTTCCGAAAAACCTTTTTATTCTAATGTAGAAAAAGCAATCTCCAATATGACTATGACCTCTGGTCAAGGAGATCAAATACTTGCTACGATTAAAAACACATCAGGTGTCAAACAATCGGAGATTGAAGATTTAGGATTAGATCAATTCTTAGCCGGGAAAGAAAAAGTAACTATGGAAGAGTTAAATGATTTTATCGCAGATAAATCTTTAACGACAAGAGTAACAGATACAATGTTAGATGAAACTAAGAGTGAAAGACAAGTTGATTTCTACGTTAGTGAAGATGCACCTAATGCTTTAAAAAATGCAACTAGTATGGAAG